GCCCTTGAACTTGCCCAGCTTGTCCTCTTCAGGGGCCGGGGGTGGCGGGGGCGGTGCGGACTCCAACTCCTCGTCTACAATCGGGTTGCCGTCGTCTTGATCGTCGTCAGATACAATTTCAGCCATGAGTCGCTTGTCCTTTCGGGGCGATGAACGTAGCCGCAGTTACCGTCTCCCGCTCGCGGCGGAAGTTGTGAGAGACGTTTGCGCGTGCTGCGCGCTGATTACTCGTCCTGGAAGTGACTACCTCGTCCTGCCTTTTCGTGGTCGCGTTCCCATTTCATCGCGGCCCCGGGGAAGGATCCGGAGTGCCCCTCCAGGATGCAAGGGGGTGCTGAAAGCTGCTTGATGCCGACTTCGCCACAGGTGTCGCACAGGTGGCGATCGTGTTCCCAGCTCTTGACCACGTGCTCTTCGAGGTGGCCGTTGGGGCAGAGAAAGTCGTAAATCTTCACTTGCCGAACCACTCCTCGACTTCGAGCTGGCCTTCGCGAGCTCCGTCATACAGCGTGGTCCAGATCTCCTGGGCGCTCGCCAGCGTGTCGTACACGCTGACCTGGCCCTTGGAGAACGCCAGGTCGGTGCAGTTGCGCACGTCGGCCGCGGCGGCGCGGTTCTTCTCGATGAACTTCAGGAGGTGTTTCCACCCCGCGCTGTTCAGCGTCTCGAGGATGTCCTCGAACGCCTTGGTCTGCTCTAGCGTCAGGTTGCTGGCCATCGGCTCTCCTTACTGGTTGGTGGGTTTGCGGGCCGCCAGGCGGGCCTTGTTGTCCTCTTTCATGGCGGTGGCGGCCAGGTTGGCCTGGATCTGCTTGTCGACGATGCGCTCGTTCGACGCGCGGTCGGCGCGCTTCTCGGCGAGCTTCTCGTCCTCCAGCACCCGGTCGGCGATCGCCATGCGGCGGTCGAACTCGGCGGCCTGGCTGTCCTCGGGGACGCTGTACATGCCCTTCGTGGCGGTCGCCATCGCGTCGATCTGGACCTCGGCCGGCTTCATCTCGGCCTCGATCTCCTTCACGGACGCCTCGGCGTTCAGCTTGCGGATCTTGGCCTGCTTCTCGGCGATCTCGAGCTGGATGGTCACCTGCTTGAGCTGGGCGACCATCGGGTCCTCGCTGGCGGCCTGCACCGCCGCGGCCTCGGCCGCCGCGCGCTCCTCCGCGCCCTCGATCATCTTCATGACCTGTTCGCGGTTCGGGATGCTGGTGTTCGCCACCACGCCGGCAAGCACCGCGCGGTGCTCCGGGGTGCCAGGCTGCAGTCCGGACAGCAGCTGGGTCATCTGCTGCGTCTCGTACTCGCGCTGCATGATGCCCATCGTGCTGGCAGCGCGCAGCGTGAACGGCACCGCTGGGTAGCGGGCCTTGTTGAACTGCATGTTGCGCCAGAGGATCTTTTCGACCGCCGGCATCAGGAACTCGTCCAAAAAATGGACCAAAGTGCGCTTGTAGCGCTTGATGATCGGCGCCATCGCCATGCTCATCGCGCCGGAGCGCGCGTCGCCGGCGCCCTGCGCCAGGGCCGCGCCATCGACCGAGCCGGTGGCGGATTGGACCATGCCCTTGAGGTCGGCCGCGTTCTGCCAGTGATTCGGGTCCAGCTGGCCGAACTTGAAGGGCTCCATGACCTCGGACGGGCGCCCGTTGGTGAGCACTGACCCACCGGGCTGGATCTTGAACTTGAACCCGCGCGGAAGCCGGTTCACGTCCATCCCCATCATCGGGGCGGTGATCAGGGCGAGCGAATCGAGGCGAGCACGCACTTCGGTGTCGAGAATCTTCTGCGGGGCGGCGCCCTTTTCGCAGATTCCACGTCCCAGGAGGCGGCCGGGCACGATGTCCCAGGGAAAGTGCACAATGGGGCGATCCTGCTGCGCAAACGGGTTCCGTTTGGCCTTCGCGCACACGTGGTCGTTGATGATGACGACGAAAGCCTCGACGAACTCGTCGTCGTCGGCGTCAATCAGCTCGTCGTCGCCGTCAACGGCCTCCGGAGCCTCTCCATCCTTCGGGAAAAGCAGCGATTTCGGCACCAGGCCGAACCACTTGATCTGTTTCGCGTTGAAACTGTCGTATTCGCTGTCCCCGCCCTCTTTGTCGACGTGCAAGTCGTTCGCATCCGCCGGCGGGGCCTCGCAAAGATCGATGTCCTTGCGAAATTCGCCCGATTTCTGGGACTGGATGACGAGGTGCTTGGAGACTTTCTCGATGACCGCGAAGCCGAGGCCCTTTTCGAGGGTTTCGGCGTTCGGATCCCACGCGCAGTTGCGCGGATTCAGCGCGCGGAGCTTGCCGCACGTGTATTTCTTCGTGTCCGACACCACCAGGCCGCCCGGGCCGACGCTCGGCTGGCGCAGGGCGATGTCCTCGAGCACGATTTCACCGAAACCCGACCCGAACACGGCCGCGTACAGGATCGCCTTGACCGTTTCGGCTGCGAAGTCGGTGTGCGCCAGGTCCTCTTTGAGGCGCGAGCGCACTTTGTCGAGCTCGGCGGCGGGGTCGACCGTGGCGGACAGGCCCTCGAACGGGTTCGCGGGGCTGACGCCGGCCATGCCGGGCAGCGGCATCGGCGGCGCGCCGGCGGGCTGGGGCGCCATCGGGAAAGCGCCAGCGATTGCCTGGGGCATCGGCGCCGGCGCGGGCTGCTCAACCTCTTTCTCGGGGCTGCCCAGGTCGAAATAGTCCGCGCCGCGGCCGAACACGGCCTCCTCGAGCTCGGCGGCCGCGTTCTCGACGGCCTCCGACAGCGCCGGATTGACGATCGTCGACCGCTCGGTCTGCCGCAAGCGCTCACTCTCGTTGAAGATCCCGCGCCAGAGCCGCTCCCACTCGTCCCACTTGGCCGAGTAGTTGCTGTCGCGCCACGCCGTGAACGAGTTGACCCGCTCCAGGACCCACTCGACCAGCGGCTGGTACTTGTCCTGCTCCTGGCCCTCTTCGGCGTCAAGGTCCGGACCCTCGTTGAGGATCTCGGCCTGGCTGCCTTCGACGACTGCGGGTTTCCGTTTTGCCATGTGAATGCCTTTACTGCGGCAGGAAGCCGTGCTTCGCACGGAACTCGCCGAGTTTCATTTGGCCGAGGCCGACGGCTTGCCAGTCAGCGGCTTGTTCGGGGGTCATGCGGCCGGGGGCCGCGGCGGGCGCGGGGGCAGTGCCGCCCACGGCCTCGTCGATCTGCACGCCGCGCGCGTTGGGGTTGAAGCCCGCGGGCGCCAGGGGGCGTAGGGCGTCCACCGGCTGGCCGCCCGGCTTTGCGGGAGCACCGCCCCCGAAGCCTAAGAGCTTGGCGATTGGTCCGAAATCCATGTCAGTACCCGGTGTCCCTGTCGATTACGATGAAACTGCTCTGTGAGTCGTCCTGTTCGAACCCCTGCCACACGGCCTCCTCGGCCAGCTGCGCGATGTAGGCCAGCACGTCGGGCCCGTCATCGTGCACAGTGGTCGAGGGGAACTGCAGCAGCTGGTCCTCGAGCCAGGGCACCCACTCGGCGCCCTCTTCAAATGCCACGTTGCCGTGCTCGAAGCGGCCCGCCAGGGCCCAGATGATCCGGTCGGTCTTGAGCTGGTTGCCGTGGCGCAGCTCGCCGATCGGCACCATCGCGTTCAACCGCTGCATCTCCTCGCGGAGGTAGGGCTCGACCGCTTTGCGCAGTGAACCTTGCTCGATGCCAAAGGCCGCTGGCTTGTACTGGTGCACCGCGCGAGCTATCCGAATGGCCGTCTCGCGAACGGACCAGCGGCCGTGTATCATTTTCGTCACGTGCCACTTGCTGCCGTTGATCTTGACCACGCCGATCGCCGTCTCGTCGCGGCGCAGCGATGACACCATCCGCGCCTTCTCTTCCTCGGAGAAGCCAGCCAGGTCGACCGCGATGTAGTAGCGGCCCTCGTGCGGCTCCTTCTGCTGCTTGAACCACTCCGGCTTGAACGTCGTGCCGCCCTGCGACTCGAAGCTCGCCATGTACTCCTGGCGGAAGGCCGCGGAACTCAGCGAGTTGATCGCGGACTTGATCTCCTTC